TCGGAGGTTGTAAACGAGCAGGAAGTAGAGACGGTAGATGCAGAGTATAGCGAAGTGCCTTCTGATGAAACATCAGAAAATGAAAGTGTGAGCAATGAGTAGTGTCACTTTTACAGTGCCCGGCCCTCCGAAAGGAAAGGCCCGGGCCAGAACCGTACATACAGGCGGTCGTACCTTTTCTTACACCCCGGATGGAACAGTTTTGTATGAGAATTTAGTAAAGACTTGTTTCTATCAGACCGGGGTTCATCCCTTTGATGCGGATGAGGAGCTTAGAGCAAATATCATAGCATATTACCCGATCGCAAAGAGTACGAGCAAGAAAAAGCGGCAGCAAATGCTTGCCGGTCTTATCCGGCCGACAAAGAAGCCGGATTTAGATAATGTTATTAAGAGTATCCTGGATGCGTTAAACAAGGTTGCTTATCATGATGATACGCAGATCGTTTCGTTATCCATGGAGAAATTTTATTCAGACTCTCCAAGAGTGGAGGTCACTATAAACAGCATATAAGGAAGGTGGTGGCTTAATGGGCCGCAAAGCCAAGACAGGGCTTAGTTACTTTTCTAAAGATGTTGATTATTATGATGATTTTAAAATCATGGACCTGATGAATGAGTATGGTCCATTAGGGCAGACGATTTATGATGTGCTGCTTTGCATGATTTATCATGAAGGTTATTACTTAGAGGTTCCCAGTATGGAGCAGTTAGCGGTAAAAATAATCAAAACCATCGGGAACCGCTGGGTAAAGAAAAAAGACTTTGTGTTGCAAGTGATTTATTATTGTGCGGATATAGGGCTGTTTGATAAAACCCTCCTTAATCAAAATATTATCACCTCTGCTGGAATTCAGCGACGCTACGATTCAGTGACTGTTAGGAACAAAGTCAATAAAGATAAATACCGGTTGATTGATAAAAACGGTCAACCTTTATTAAATGCACCCCAAAATCCTATTTCTGCAACAGAAACAACGATTTTTGCAACAGAAAAGACGATAAATGATGCAGATATTCAACAAAATAAAAGAAAAGAAAATAATACATATATATATTTTAACAACCCGGAACTGGAGAAGACTTTTCGATTATACATTTCTATGAGAAATCAAAATCAGAAATATCCTTTGATACCGGAACAGATAGAAGAACTAAAAGAAGAATTACATTCTTTAGGGAATACGGATGAAGAAAGAATCCTGATATGTAAGACGGCATTTATTCGAGGGTGGAAGAGTTTTTATCCGCTTAGCAAGCAAAAGAACAATTCGAATTCAAAAGCAAGCTCCAGCAAAGACAAGAAGAAAAGCAACAATAATAGCTTTCATAATTTTGAACAGAGAGATTATGATTATGCAGCGATAGAAGAAAAACTTACAGGAGGCAATTAAAGTGGCAAGAATAGATAAACTGGAACGTGCAAGACAGGAAGGAATGTCTTATGCACTAGAAGTTGCAAGAAAAAAAGGAATCGAAGGACTAGAAGAAGAACTTCGAATGAGAGGTGTTACCGGGATCCCGATCGGAGTCAGCCGCTCTGCTGTAGATAAGGTGATAGAGAACATAAAGAATCAGACACTGGATACTGTAAATATCTTAACAGCAATGACGCTGCATGATGAATTTGGATTTGGAGCAGCCAGGATAGAACGTTTTCGTAAACGATTTGATTTTAAAACAGAGTGCCTGATGGAGGATTATGTTACCTGGCCGGAGATGATAGACGCATTAAAGAAAGAGACAGGTCTTGAATATGCTATCCGGATGAATGACAAAGATGTGAAGCACAAAGAACCAGCACGAAAACAGACAGTTCCCCATGCCAGCAGACAACATCGAAGAAACACGGAACGAAGTGCAAAGAGAATTGCCAAGAAGGCGAAAAAGCTGGACACCCTCCGGGGTTAAGGATAGATACACATTGCAGTAACTTGTTAACCGCTCCATGATACAACACAGAGCTATATGCCATTGATTCCCCGACTTCTGTCGGGGAGAAAGGAAACAATGAAGAAAGTTAAGATAGATATCCCGTTAGAACTTTATACGGATAACGTGAGAAAAATTATTGAGCGCAGCCTTTATGATTTGGACGCAGAGCCGCCTTACATAGCATCTTACTTATGCGACCCTAAGTTTACCGAGAAAGATTTAGAGACTGCATTGCATCTCTTAGAAAAGGCAAAAACAGAAACAACAAAACAAAATTTTATTAGAGCAGAGCTGGAAGCCAGAAAAGAAGTAGTTAATCCGGAAGTATTTCCGGAAGACTTAAGAAAGGACTGGGAAGATGTGCGAAAAGCTGCAGAAAGGAGAAGAAAGAGATGATTGACGAAAAAAGACTCATTAGGGAATGCGAAGAGAGATTACTTGTAGGCACAAACGTAATTAAGATGATTGAAGAGCGGCCTAAAATTTGTGAATGGATACCAATAGCGGAAAAATTGCCAGAACCAGGGGAGTATATATTATTATCCTTTGAAAATTATACACTGGCAGACATTGGCAGGTACGAGAAAGATGAAGATGACTCAGGAGCATTCTATCTGGGAGATGAGGATGAAAGCTGTGCATCAATTAACCTATTTGTGAATGCCTGGATGCCGCTACCGAAGCCGTATAGACCAGATGATTCTATGGAAGCTGAGGAGATGTTAACATTATGACAGGATTATGCCCCATTTTGTTTGAAGATAAGCAGAGAGAATATCAATTGACCGACAAGGAAGTAGAAAAATTTTGTCAGGAAGGCTGTTCCGTAGATTGTGATATTTTATTAAAACAATATGCAGAGAGGCTGAATAAGAAGAAAGGAGCAAATAGATGATTAATCCATGCGTAAAATGTCCCGAAAGAGACCGTTGCGAGGGAATGAATCAGCCATGTAAGCAAGGTAAAGCCTACCAGAAGTGGAAAGCTGGATGCAAGAGAGTGGCGGAGCATACAAAACGGGTGAATAAGAGGAAGAAGTAAATTATGAGTCACGAATACAAAATATTAGAACAAATGCTTATCGAAGGGAAGATAAGCCGTCAGGAGTTTAAAGAGAGGATCGATGCTGAATACAATAAATTGGAGCAGGAGCTTATGAACGATGAGATCACACCGGATGAACATGTTGAGAGATATAATGCTTTGATGGAGCTGGAGCCTCAGTCGTTCGGACCACCGGAGTTACATGAGCATATATAAGCGGAAATTTACAAAATAACATGAAAAATAAGAGATACTTGACAAAAAACCATTATACACAAGAAATAATAACCAGTTTATTTGTAAAGTAAAAGAAAGGGACGATAAAATGAAGAAAGCAAAAACAATTAAAATTTTTCCTGCACCACATGTAGAAATTAGATTGCATGTATCTGAGGAAATGGAAGAAGATTTCAAGAAATGCTACTTCTCAGAAGGAATGTATAGTTGCAGAAAGTGCAGTTGGTGCAAAGTAAAAATGGAAGGTACAATAATCTGCCGTTTTAGCACTTTTAAAAGAGAGATGCTTAGACAACTTGGATTGGAGCAAAAATGAGTATAACAGAAGCAATAGTAATTATAGCAGCATTAATTTATACAGGATTTGTATTTTACATACTTAACAAGTGAGGTGGTAGGATGAATACACGAAATCACGAACACTACAAAGACAAAACGGCGCATGATGCAATTAAGGCAGCGGATAAGCCGCCGGATTCAGTAACAAGAACAATTAATGCTATGAAGGCAGTAGCAGCAATAGATGAATTTGAAGTATTTGGACGGATTAAACTCAGAGATAAGAAAACAGGCAAGATTTATAGATAGCAGGAGGTGGTTATCTTGAACATAAAACAGGTTCTCAATGATTATGTAGATGCCTGCGAGTTAGTCAGAGAGACGGAGGATGATATTGCAGAGCTTGAACAGAAACAGTCTGTAGTCACTTCTGATAAGGTAAAAGGCAGTATGAATGAGCATCCATATACACAACAGTCCTTTAACATCGAAGGACTTGCGTATGATGAGAAACGCAATGAACGCTTGACGAAAGAAATGGATATTCTTTCTAAGCGGAGAGAAAAAGCAAACCGCGTCAGACTGCAGGCATTAGAAGTCATTAACCAGGCACCAATCCGTATCCAGAGAATTATCCGCTTCCGATATGAGAAAAAACTTACATGGGAAGAAGTAGCCGATCGGATGAAAGGCAGTACCTCCGGAGGGTTAAAGATGGAACTTAAAAGATTTTTCGAAGAAAAATGAAAGTTTGTTACGAATGTTACACATGTTACGAAAAAAAAGAGTAAAATCTATAATTGAAAAAGAATCACAAAAAGTAAAAAGCCGGGTAGCTAGTCCGGCTTTTTACGCTCCTATTTTATCTTAAGTTTTTTTAATGAGATAACTATGTAGACACCTAACAAAAATAAAAAGGTAAATACATTAGTATCACATTTAGTAATTAAAGTTTGCGTATATTTGGCGACCTGAGGGCCATACACACCTAAGAAAAATAGAAGAAAATCTTGATTAAACACCAACTTAATCCAATCCATAGGATTTCCTCCTTATGTCTTTTTTTGGACTTACATCGAAAATTCGAATGCCCAAAGTGGTGTTTAATTAAGAGTTGCATTTAAAGAAGAAGCCTAAGAAGGACTAAGTTGGTGTTTAATCAATGAATATCTCAGTAAATTTCATAATTTTACGTTTTTGCATATCCATAATTAATCCTCCTTTGAAAACTTTGCTTGTCATGCAACATAAAAATTATATCAAATTTAAAAATATTTGCAACATGTAAATTATTACAATTTTAAAAACAGTTATATTAAAAGGGCACCCTTCGGGGTGCTTTTTTTCATCCCCTTAGCTCAGTGGTAGAGCATAAAGCAATGTCCCAGGTTCGATTCCTGGAGGGGATATTTCCAAAACAAAAACGAATGAGAGGTGGTGGTGATGCCGAGGAAGCCGGATGAGAGGATAACGCAGGCAAAAGAATTATACTTAAAAGGACAAAAGCTAATTGAAATTGCAAGTCAATTAGGAGTTCCGGAAGGAACAGTCCGAAGTTGGAAAAATAGATATAAATGGGATTGCAACGTTGCAAAAGAGAAACGCAACGTTGCGAAAGCAAAGAAAGGCGGTCAGCCAGGTAACAAGAATGCCGTAGGCGGCAAGGGCGGAGCCGCTCCAAAACAAAATAAAAACGCAGAAAAGCATGGTTTCTTCTCGAAGTATCTTCCGGAAGAGACCTTTTCTATTATCCAGGAGATTGAAAAGAAGGACCCTTTAGATATTCTCTGGGAAAATATACAGATTGCTTATGCTGCAATCGTCAGAGCACAGCAGATCATGTATGTAAAGGACCACGAGGATAAGACAATCGAGAAAGTCGAAGAGAAAAAATCAAAGGGTAAGCTTATAGGCGAGAAGTGGGAGGTACAGGAAGCATGGGATAAACAGGCAACATTTTTAAAAGCACAGGCAAGGGCACAGGGAGAATTAAGGTCCTTGATAAAGCAATATGATGAACTGTTGCATAGTAATTATGAATTAGCAACAGAGGAACAGAAGGCTAGGATCGAGCAGATCAGGGCGAAGACGGCAATTATATCTGGTGTGGATGAAGAAGAAACAGAAGATGATGGCTTCTTAGAAGCGCTTAAAGGCGAGGTATCCGGAGTATGGGAAGAAGAGTAAAGAAAGCAGCCTTTAAGTTTAGACCATTTTCACGTAAACAAAAGAAAATCCTTACCTGGTGGATGCCAGAATCACCAGTTCATGACATGGACGGCATCATAGCAGATGGAGCAATTAGGTCAGGAAAGACAGTTTCTATGTCGCTCTCATTTGCTATGTGGGCGATGGAATCGTTTGACGGTCAAAACTTTGCGATGTGTGGAAAAACAATCGGTTCTTTCAGGCGAAATGTTTTGTTTTGGCTGAAATTGATGCTTAAAAGCCGCGGTTACTATGTAGAAGACCATAGAGCAGACAATCTCGTAATTGTTCGCAGAAATGGAAAGGAAAATTATTTTTATATTTTTGGTGGCAAGGATGAACGCTCACAAGACCTCATTCAGGGTATTACTCTGGCAGGGGTCTTTTTTGATGAAGTTGCCCTGATGCCAGAGTCTTTCGTGAATCAGGCAACAGGACGATGTTCCGTAGATGGTTCGAAATACTGGTTTAACTGCAATCCGGATGGTCCGTATCATTGGTTTAAAACTGATTGGATTGATAAAGTAGAAAAAAAGAAGATAGTATATCTTCATTTCACGATGGATGATAACCTCAGCCTATCGGAGCGGATTAAGAAGAGATACCGCTCCATGTATACCGGTGTGTTTTATAAACGGTATATCTTAGGCCTTTGGGCTGTAGCGGAAGGTATTATCTATGATATGTTCAGTGAAGAAAAGCACGTCATATCAGAGCCGCAGAGCTATGTCGGTAGGAAGTATGTAAGCGTTGATTACGGTACCCAGAACGCAACTGTTTTCTTACTCTGGGAGAAGAACCGAAAAGGGCAGTGGG